TTGTGGATCGCTGACTCATACACCTTCCACGCCTGACGCATATCAGGAATCATGTCGTGCTTGTCCGATCCCTGCTTCTTGTCCTGAGATCGTGGACGCCACGAGGACGGACTGAAGAAGCGAGGCTTGTCGTCTACGTACCGACGTGACACCTCGTTCCAGACCAGTCCGACCTGATGCTTGACGAGTTGTCGGGCAACGAAGATGGGTGCCTCAATATGGAAGGTTGCCTGTGCGTGACCGAACGGTGTCCAGTGATTGTGCCGTGCCAGATACTGGATCAGCTTCTCGTTCTGGGCTTCTGTGTAGTTGTCTGCCGTCTTGGCAAACGACACACGCGCAGCATCGACAACAGTTTTATCGTTGCCCATTGAGTTTATGAGAGTGACTTGCATAGTTTTCCGATGAGTTAGTGAAGGTTAGTACTTACCACGCTTTCGAGCGATTGTCGAGCGACGGCCAATCTTTTTCGAGTGGCGATGTCCTGCGGGAAATGTCCGACGTTTTGTCTTGGTCTGTACGACTCGTGTTTCTACTTTCTTTGCCATGTTATGCCGGTGTGTAGATGATCTCCGAACCTACGCGGTGCGGATGATAGTCAAATTTAAAAGATGACAGGGCCATGTTGATAGCATCAGCCACTGCTCCGTACGATACGCCGTTACCCTTCACCTCAAGGCAGAGGACAGGACGGTGGCGTTCGATGGTGTCCTTTGCCCCGCGCAATACGGCAGGTTCGTGTCCCTCTGCGTCGATCTTCAGGAAGTCTAGTTCGGGAAGGTCGAGTGTGTCAATGGTGACAACCTTGACGAAGTAGGCAGTTCCGTCTGCCTTCTGCCCCGGCGCGGCTAGTGACCACATGCCGGAGTTGCCCTTCCTGTTGTGAACCAGTGTCATCATGTCGTCTGTCCACGATGCACCTTCGTTGCGGAGTACCACGTTGTCGAGATCGTCGGTGTTCCGGGTAAGACAATCAAAGTTCTCAGGGTTAGGCTCCATCGCCCAGACCGTGTCAAACTCCTCGGCAAGGTGTCGTGTCCAGATGCCGACATGGGCACCGACGTCGAGGGCCAGACGCCGATGCTTGGTCAGGCCGAAGGCTACCCGCCGTGTCCCGATCTCATAATCAGGACCGGCAAAGTGTGTGTCTGAATCCGGGAGCCAGAGGCCGTTGACCTGCTTCATAGATACTCTTCCCGGAACTCGAACTGACCCTGCCGTTGTTCTTTCTCCAGTCGGGCAATCTCACGCTCGACGTACCACTTAATTTTGTTCAGGTCGTAGAGCGTTGTCGCCCCGTCCTTACGGCCCAGACGGTAACATGCCTTGAAGATGTTACCGACGCTGAAGTTCATCTCCCGATACTCGATCAGGTCTTGTAGTTCAGCTGCGCCGGGTGGTAGTTCGTAGTAGCTGGTGGACCAGCCGTCTGATTTAACTGTGGTTGAGGATGGCATTGATTTTCTTTCTGATGAAGCTGACTTCGCCTGTGTTGATGACCTGATGGGCAAAGGACCGGACATGACTGTAGTCGATCCCGGCCAGATCGCAGACGGTGATGAAGTCTGTTGCTGTAACTCCCGTTGTTGCGAAGAGCCACGCCTGTGCCCTGTTCCGTTCGAGGACTGCTTCTGCTGACTCATTCTCTGCCTCTGGTTTGGTTGCGTCGAGCATGGCCTGAAAGATAACGGCCATGAAGAGGAGCCGGTGTGGATCACCGGCAGGTGTATCTGACAATACCTCTAACTTCTCTTCGAGGTCAACGGAAATCTTCGAGGACACGGCTCATAACTTTCTTTTTTTGCTTGGCCGTCATGAACTCCTTCGGGATGAACCGGATTTTGTCGATGAATCGATTGTAGAACAGTCGTTCGTCGTCTTCTAGTTCCTCTGTTAGGACATTGCAGACATGCTGAAGATGCGTCTCGCCGTAGACCAGTCCGCCTCTTGTATTGAACTCGGCAAGTATCTCGAAATGAAAGTTACACTTGCCTTGTCGATTGATATCTTCGTTGAGGGTACGTGATGAGGATGTGTAGGTACGCCAGTCTGATGGTCGTGTCCGCACACCCTTTCGATACTGGTGATACTGCTTCTTGCCTATGTATCTCTGGCCTGTCAGAAGATTGACAATAAGATAGACAAAGCCGAAGGAGTTATCCGGGTCGAGTCGTAGTCGTGATGGGTTCTTCCAATGTCCTCTACCGGACGACTTCTTCGACATTTGGTGTCTTTGCTACATGGGTTAGGTACTTCACTCCGTTGGCGTATCGGAATCCTCGGAGTCCTGCGCCGCCGTTTGCATCGGCCCAGCATTCAACTTTGTGGTCGCAGAACGTGCAACCCTTCGCCAGTCCGAGGTTGCCCGACTTCCCGTCTGGGACCGGATCGTGACATCGAGCAGGTGGCGTATCAGAAGACAGGACGGTTTTGACATGGGAGACCCGCTCCTCTGCATTGATCATGTGGTTGCCAGAGACGGTGCAGATTTGAATCTCACCGGACTCTTTATTGATGGCAAGGAAGGCAGCACGATCATCACCACACGCCTGTGCGTAGCCGCTGATCTGCCCGATGTATCCGAAGGGGTCGTCCATGGCAAGGGTCAGGGCATCCTCGAACTTCTTCATACCGTACCGTGATGCTGTCTTCACGTCGGTGACGACCCCGTCGATCCGGGCATCCATGTGTCCCTTGATACCGCCGATCTCGATCTCGCGCTGCTCGTCCTCGACCGAGTGCCCTGCCTCTTTGATCAGAAACAGGATCAGAGCCTCCATCAGATGGCCCATCAGGAACTTGATGCGTAGACTGTACGGCATTCCAGAATTGGGTGACGGCTTGTTGATGTCGTACCATAGCTGACGGTCGGGCCGTCCCATGTTCGACATCCGAAGTGTCTTAGGTTTCTTGGCCGGTTCGGAGATAGATCGAAGAACAGCTTCGCGCATATCCGACAGCATGGTCTCGACGTTCCGGGGATTAGGGTCGGTGATCCCCAGATCGAACATCATCTGTAGGTCTTGTGGAATGTCTTCGATACGTTTGATGGTACTGCCTCCTCTGAATTAGGTGGGGGTGGATAACGGGTACCCCCGGACCCGGACTACTAGGCGGAGAACGATGCCCCGTTCCCGATTGCTGCAAGTTCAGCCATCGGGTCTGGTGCTGACCCTGCATACTGCACAAGATCAACAACCTGAACCGCATTGAAACGGGCCGAGGTCGTGCCGTACTTCTTGGAGTGTGATGCGAAGTACACCACGTTCACCGTAGAGCCGTTACCGATGAGGGTACTCTTCGGAATGGCGTTCATCTCGGCGTCAACAACACGAGGCTCGAACGGAACCTCGATCCGATCACCGTCGGGATCGTCGGGATTGTTTTCCCAGACAACCGGCGGGTGCTTGAAGGTAATACACGGGGTGTAATCCTTCTTCGCATGATCGTGGACGATCTTGTCGGCCAGACCTTGGGCGGTCAGTTCGGCAATGTCGTCAACCGACAACGGACCAATATCGACTGAGTACTGGTAGTTGTCGGGGTACTTCGGGCTATTGGCGGCTTCGTGTACCTTGGCCCAGTGAGCAGTTCCGGTAAGTGTAGGCATGATGTTTTCCTTTAGGTTTCTGGGGGTGTGCGAAGCCCCTCTGTATCGCACATCTGACTTCTATCAGGTTGCCGATCAGAAGTCAAACCTTTCTTGATGACGATGAATGTCATCCAATTCCTTGATGTCTTCCATGAAATCCGTGTAGTCCTCTTTGACGCTGTAGAACTTCAGCACTTTCTTCATGGCCTTGATGGGTGTGTCGGGTGTGTTGTAGTCGCGCCGGATGAAGTCACGCAGCGATGCCGCCACAACCTCATCGACCCATTCATCATTAAGGTTTACTTCAATCTTCATTATGCTGCCTCTTGCAGTGGTTTAAGTTTTTTAAAGTGAACGATCCAAGCAGCATCACCCGGTCCGAGTACGTTAGCGATCTGCTCCTTGGTACGCCAGTACTTGTCTGTCATGGCCTCGGCCCCGTCGAAGTGTCCGACAACCGTTGCCCATGTGTGATCCCTAGCGACATGAACAAAGCTGTACAGACCCGGCACATCACCGGGACGAAGTATCATATGACCTAATGAATAACTGCTGCGGACATGGGTGTCACCGACGTCAGGTCGCTTGAACTGGTTGATGTTGGGGACGAACTTTCTGCCCGTGGCCTTGGCGTAGGCCATCTCCCCCATAACACCAAGTATCTCGTTCTTAGCTTCATATCCACGACCTGTTGCGTTGCCGGGATTTAGTCCCTGACGGCGCGACTCATCATAGATGTCTTGGGCTACCTGCTTGGCGTATTCGATATCTTCGGGCGTGAACTTTACACGTTTCATCAGTGTGTCTCCGACCAATTGTTGCCCACCTTCCAATCACAATCTAGTGGGCAGTTAAAGGATAGCTGATCGGCCACGGCCTGTACAGCATTCTTTGAGATCAGTCCGATCTCCTCGGGATCGAGACTGGTGTCAGCCTCGATGCAGAGTTCATCGTGAATCATGGCTACGATGTTTGCCCCGGTGGGTAGCGTCTCGGATACGTTGATCAGCCACTGCTTGGCGATGACCGCAGCACATGATTGGAGCAGCGTGTTCAGGGCTGCATGTTCTGAACGGACTCGGACGTGTCGCCCGTCGATGCCGGTGACTGTGCCTGATACCGCCTGTCTGGCAACTCTTCGCTGTAGGTTCGCAAATGATGGCATACCACGGAGATATCGTTCCCTAATTGCAGCACCAGCATCTGCTCCGCCTCCGATAATTGTTCCCAGCTTTGCGTTTCCCGCCCCGTAAAGCAGTGCGTATGTGAAAGTCTTCGCTCCAGCCCGTGTAGGTAATCCAGCAAGGTGTTGAGTTCTTGTGTGAACGTCTCCATTGATAAGTTCCTCTGTGTAGTCGTTGTCGTTAAGGTAATGGGCAAGGCATCGGAGTTCGATACCGGCAAGGTCAGTGCCGATGAGTTGTCGTCCCTCCGGGATAGTCCAACACGACCGGCACTCCATGCCGTACTCGGATTGTGGTCCCGGCACCTGCTGTAGGTTCGGGCCGGTGCAGGACATGCGGTGGGTGATGGCACCCAGTGTCAGGTAGCCGCAGCGGACACGGCTGTCCCTGTCTACCTTGTCGAGCCATGAGGTGACCTGTGCCACTCGCTTCTGAAGCAGGAGGTAACGGGCAATCTTCTGTGCAAGGGGTAGGTCAATGGTGGACAGCGTGGCCTCATCGACGATGGGCTGTCCCTTCTCGGTGTGTTTCCGTGGCACCCATCCCTGTCGCTGGAGACGGTCGGCAATCTGCTGACGACTTGCAAGGTTGAAGGTCTGCCACTCGATAGCTGTGTGTTCACCACCGCAGACAGATGGATCGTTGAGATGCTTCAGCCCGACAGATGACAGGGTGCCGTCCTTGCGATACTTGGGGGTGACGAGGCGACGAGGCTTGGGAATGTCGGGCATCTCTGACAGAACATCTGCTTCGATCTCGGCAACCTCATTAGACAGGGTGGCGACAAGAGTCGCTGCCCGAGGCTGATCGAGGTAGTAGCCATGATCCTCGACCGAGTTCATCACGGCACGGACACGATGCTCCATGGCGATGGCGGACTTCCACGACGCACCACCAGCACCCCTGTCCATCTGGTACGCCTCGCCCTGTAGGTGTGTCAGTACACGATGTGTCAGGTCAACGTCCTGTCGGCAGTACTCAATCATCTCGGCTGTTGCCCCGAGGCTCCAGTCGTGGAAGTCGATCTTGGCATCGTCGAGTCTGGCACCCCATGCCCGGAGACTGTGTCCGCCGGGGCGATCAGGCCAGAGAAGCTGACTGATCAGCATGGTGTCTCGAACCTTGGCGAGGTCGAGGTCAGCTGCCCCTCCGGGGCCACACAGCAGACGGTTGATGACCGGGATGTCGAAGTTCACGGCGTTGTGTCCGTACATCCAGTCGAAGGACCGGAGGTAGTCGGGCAGTTCTGCCATGTTCTCGGCGGTGAACGTACGACGATCCTCGGTGCCGACGACACGGGTACAGGCAACGTGGATGACCGTGGCGTCGAGGTCGTCCGTCTCTATGTCAACGATGACGTCAGACATGACGGCGCATGTAGGCGACAAGCGCCTCAAGTTCTTCGAGTGTTGCGTTACT